CCACCACCTTGCGCGGGCGCGGCGGGGCCGGAGACATCCACGCCATACTCCTCCGCCAGCCGTTGCTCCTCGGCCAACTGCTCTAGTACCTCCTCGTAATCCTTGCCCTGCTCTGCCAGGAGGTCCGTGCGGCTCCCCAGCCCCGACTGCACCTCAAGCAACCCAGCCTGGGCATCCTTGAGCGGGTCCACCCAGGGCCAGCCACGCGGCACCCAGCGGGCCTCCAGGTACTTCTGCGGCGCCCTGGTGTCCAGCACCAGCGCACCCGACAGCAGGGCCATGCCCAACCACTCGGAGTAGACGGGGGCCAAAAACCTGGCAATCCACCACTGCTGCAACCCGCGCCACGTATCGCGCTCGGAGAGCATGCCGGAGCGCATCGAGGAGTAGTTCACCCCCTCTAGGTCGTTCGCCAGCACGTTGTACGAGCACCCCAGGCCAGCGCTAACCTTGCGCAGGATGGCCTTGACGAATTCCCCATAGTTGGCATTAGGCCGTTGCGGGTCCCAGGAGTCCAGTGCATAGCCGTCCGGGGCGAACATGAAAGTGCCGGGGTTTACCTCCACCTCGGCCTTGTCCTCCGTATAGGCGGCGCCCTCATCCTTGCGGGTAAACACGCCCATGGCGCTGGCCCCAACTCGGGCAGCCACCACCTCCGCCTCCTCGTAGCCGCTCAACTGCTTGAGGTCGTACAGCACTGGGGCCAGCGCCGTAACTCCTCGCGTCTGCCCCACTCGGTCCGGCCGGTAGAGGTGCAGGATCTCATCCGCCGGCACCCGCTCCCGCATCGACTCCGCCGGGGCCACTCCAGTAGCCCACCTGGGAGAGTTCCAGATGTGGTAGGCAAGCGGGCGCCCAAGGGTATCCACCTCCACCCCCATGCGCACCTCGGCACCGTTGCCGGAGTAAACCCAGAACTCCTCGTCCAGCCGGTCCGGGTCGATGGCCTCCAATTGCAACCCGTACTCACCCCGCCCCCGGTGCAGGCGTACGATGGCCTCCCCGTCCTTGGCCCAGCACTCAAGGGCAACTTGCTGGAACTCCACCAAGCCCTGGCGACCATCCACCGAGGGCTCCTCGGCCCACTCCTCCCAGGCCTCCTCGATTTTCTCGTTGATGGGCCCGGCTAGCCCTCCATTGTTGTTATGCACTCGGGCCTGCAGTTTGATGCCGTCAGGCCCCACCACATTTAGGCGGAGGAGGTTGAGGTACTGGCGCACGTAGGCGTTATTACGCGACAACTCGCGCGCGCGTGCGCGCAGGCGCGGCAGTGCTGCGCGGATCTCCTCATCCGCCGGCACCCGCGAGGCCACCCAATCCATGGTGAGGCGCGAGTACTCTGTGCCCTTCCAGGGGTTGTTGAGTTCGCGGGCACGCGGCTTCCCGTAGCCCAACCCCAGGCTCCGCGCGAGCCAGCGCCGCAGTGGGCCAACCCGCTTACGGGGGCGACTCATTGCTCCGCCTCGGTGCCGGTAAAGGTGGCGCGGGCGGTACGGATGCGCCCGGGGTAGCGGGCCTCGGCTACCTGGGCGCGAAGGTAGTCGCGGAACTTGAGCCACGTCTCCATGCGCGTTGCCACCTTGCTGCGGTTGGCAATCGCATAGCTCTCCGTGTCTGCACCAATGCGGCCGGCAATGATGTCCTCCACCAGCGGCAGCATGCGGTCGGCCCACGCTTGCTGGGAGCCGGCAGGTGCGCCGTTCAGGTCGGCCGCCACCTCCACCCTGCCCGAGTCCGCTACGTAAACTTCCCCGCCCTTGTACACGCGCTCCCACCACTGGTAGGTGCCGGGTGGGAACAATAGCTTGAGGGCCACCATCCCGGTGGTAGAGGCGGCCTCGGAGATGGTGATCTGCGACGCGCTATCCAGGCTCTCCACGTACGCCCCCCACGGCACGCCGGGGCCGTACACCTTGTAGCCGGGCTGCACTCCGTCGGTGCCCCAATTCCCCGAGGAGCGCGTAATAGTGCGCGCCCCCTGGGTGAGCGTAGCCGCGGCCACCGCCACCGTAGCGGTGGTGGCGGCGGGCAGGGTGTAGATGTACGAGGCACCGGAGGGTGTGCCGGCCACCGTAAGGCTACACGCACCAGTTAGCAGCAGCGCCGCACTCCAGCCGTTGGGGGTGGAGTAGTCGGTATAACTCTTGGTGTACTGGACGGTGGTGCCCGCCCCAAAGCCAACCGGGAGCGCCTGCAATGGAGTGCTCACGCCTCCAACGTAAGCGCCTGCACTGCCGCTGCAAGCCTACAGTTTGTAGGCTAGCGCCAACTGTTTACCCACGCTCGTTTGGGGGGCGTGCGCCGCGGGGGCTTGGCCTCCTCTGGCGGCGGAGCGGAGGCCAGCAAGGCTGCGCGCGCGGCCACAACGTGGGCTGCCGAGGGGCCGCGGGGCACGAGGATGTAGAAGGCCGCCAGCGCATACACCTCTAGGTCCAGCGCCTCGTTGCGCCGCCTGACTTGCTTCCACACCCGCACCGCACCACCGCCCCGGGCCCGCCACTTCCACACCGGCCGCTCTGCCGTGAGTTGCTCCAGGTACTCAGGGTCCACCCAGGCCGGCAGGTGCATGTAGCCCGGGGAGGCTCCGGCAGGAGGCCTAGGCATAGCCAGGCGGCCCGTAACGGTTTCCTTGCCAGCATCCACGCACAGCACGTAGAGCTTGCACCGCACGTTGCCCACCACCGTGGGCACCTTGGGCACAAAGGGCAGGCCGGTGCGGCTGTGCCCCTTTACCGCATAGACGCGGCGCCCATGGCGGGCGCGGCAAAACTTGTAGACCTGGTCCGTGTGCGCCCCGCCGCTGTCCACCGCAGTGCACTCAACCCTGGACACCCTGCCCCCGGAGCGCTGCCGCGGCGCTCGCAGCCACACATCCAACTCCTCCCATACCTTGTCCTTGGCCGGGTCGCCCTGGAACACTGCGTGCTCAACCAGCCAACTCTCCTCTCCCACGCCATAGCCGCGCACAATGGCCTCCAGGCGGTCGCCCTGCGTATCCACCGCCGCCACCAGGTAGGCGGCCCCATCCGGCACCGCCGGGTAGTCCTCCAGGCGCTCCGCCAGGGCCTCGGGCTCTATCGCCCCCCGCTCCTCCCAGCCCTCACCGAGCACGGTATTGACGAAGGTCTTGAGCAACATGGGGTCCTTGGCCGCACTAACAAACTGCTCCGCGCACCGGCCCCAGGTTTTCCACGGCGAGTACAGGGCGGCCAGGTGGTACCCTGGGTAGCCCCCCTCCGCCGTGGGGCGCCAGGAGCCATGCTCGAGCATCCACCCCTTTTTGGCCTCCCCCACCGCACTCCCGCAGCCCGGGCACACCGCCATGGCTTGCCCGGGGGAGCCGGCCGGCCACTCAATACGCCAGTGCATGCCCGTCGCTCCGCCCACGTAATCGCGCCCATCCCAGGTAAGGAAGTCCTCAACCCCGCACTCCGGGCAGGGCACGTAATACCTGCGCCTGTCGCTCCCCAGCCACTCCCGCTCAATACGGCTCGTGCCCTTGTACTTGGGAGTGCTCACTAGGTACTTCTTCGCCCTGCCCTCCCACGTAGCCGCCCGCTCCTCTGCCAGCGCTACCGGGTCGCCCTGGTCGTCCACATCGCCCGGGTACTCGTCCACCTCGTCCATGAAAAGGTACCGTATAGGCATGGAGCGCAGGCCCGCGGCAGAGTTGGCGCCCGTCATTATGAGTAGCCCGTTGTCGAACTCTTTAGCCATGAGCGTGTTGCCACTGTCGCGCGAGCGGCTCTCGCGCACCCTCCCGCGCAGTACCGGGCAGGCCTCGATCATGGGAGCGATGCGCTGCTTACTCACTCTCCGCGCAACCTCTACCGTTGGCAGCACCATGAGAGTGGCGGCGGGGGCGTGGTGGATTATGTAGCCCAGCCAGTTGTTGCCCACCTCCGTGCCGCCTATCTGTGCGCCCTTCATCAACACAATGCGCTCCGTGGGAGAGGCTGGCCCCAGTTGGTCCATGATCTCGCGCAGGTACGGAGTGCGAGAGGTGCGCCAGGGGCCCGGCTCGGCACCCGCCCCGCGGCCGGCCAATACCCTATGCGCGTCTGCCCACTCAGCCACCGTTAGGGCTGGGGGCGCGGCTATGCCAGCGGCAAAGCCCTCAAGCGCCGGACGGCTGGTTGGGCCGCGGTGCGCTTTACGTAGATTTTGCGTTTTGTGCATATTGCATTTTTGCGCGAGCGGAAACAGACTACGCTTAGGTTGGGTTGGGTTTATCTTCTACGGGAGCAGCATTGATGCTATGGGTTGGGTGCTGAGTTGTGGTGGAAGTAACGCGCGCCCCAACCGCTGCGAGTGCATCTATGGGAGAGCGCACCACCGCCATGCTGCCGGCCCAGCGAGTGCCCCAGGCCTCCTGCCGCGGGTTCATGGTGCCCCTCTCCACCTTCACCTCCAGCAGTAGGTTGGCCCCCCGGTACCCAACCAGTAGGTCCGGCGCGCCTCCTCCCAGTCGGTGCAGTGGCAGCACGCTGGCGCCGGCAGCCCGCAAGGCGTTTATAATCTCCTGCTGGTTGGCGTCTACCTTGGCACTCCAAAAGCGCTTGGGCACTCACACCCCCCGCTTAGCCTGCTGCCCCTTTGCCCTGGCCTGCTCGAGGCGGGCCCGGTAGCTCTTGCGCGAACCAACTCGCCCCCGCTTACTGCTCAACTCGCGCGCGGTAACGATGTGCTCCGCAGCCAACTCATCCCCCGGCACCCCCGGAGGTACTACCCTTACCTTAGCGGTGCCAAGGTACGGGCCATTATGGGACGGCACCTCCAGCGGTTTGCTATGCGCCTCAACCTCGGGCGACAGCCGGCACCTACCGGCAGAGTGCCCCGGTTGACAGCACCACCCACACACCAGCACCAGGTAGGTGCGCTGGTGGTGCACCCGTATGGGCCGCAGGTTCATACCAACTCCCCACGGGCCCACTCCTCCAGGGCTCCCAACGCGGCACGCACCTCCTCCGCCAGCAGGCGCCTAACCTCCGCCGGCGGGCACTCCGGGGACAGTACCGAGCCCAGGCGCGAGGGTATGCCCTCCAGCACCTCACGGGTGCGCCGTGCCGCAGCCTCCGCGGTGGCCCGTACCACGGATGCCTCCACGTAACGGCCTGCTAGCACCTCCAACTCTATGCGTGCACGCTCCGCGAGGGCCTGCTCACGGATGGCCTTCGACTCCCGTATGGACTGGGTTGCACTGCCATTGCCTAGCTCAGCCC